GGAACGAAACTCTCCATTAACAAAGATGGACATTGAAGTATATTCGACGCTAACACCATTGTAAGGCCCAAACCAAAAAATGTCTGATGTAGTTGTAGTAAGAGTTACTTTTTGTATTGGTTCTTCTACTGGGTTTCCTGGTCCTTGCAAGAAGTATGGAAACAGCAATTGGGTTGGAGTTGGACTTGGTGTAGGTGACGGAGAGCTAGTTGGTGTAGGTGTTGGTACAAATGTATCAGACGGTGTTGGAGTAGGAAATGGCGTTCCGTCTGGTGTTGAAGTTGGAGGAAAAGTCGAGGAAGGAGTTGGTGTAGGAAATGGTGTTCCTTCGGGTGTTGGAGATGGAGTCGGAGTAGATGTTGGAGGTGGAGTCGGAAAAAAAGAAACTTCCTTGGGTTTTCCTTTAATAATCAACTCATCATTAGATATATGGAGTTGCTCAATGCGCTCTCTGACGCCAAAAGCATTACTAGAATCAATCATGTTGAATACTTATCCAACAAAATAAAAATTATAACAGACTGATTAGATAAGAACTACACGAACAAAAGACGAAACTTTAAGTCTATCTCTTGCTGGGGTATTAGAGTTTCCAATTTGAATGTTTGTGGTAGGACTTGTTGGATTTGTTGAAGGGCTTTCTGCATACCAATTTGTTAAAGCATTTACAGCTAAAATATTAGAAGGATTATTGGCATTTCTATTATCTCCGACTGCATCATGCCACCCATTTACAACCATAACAGAACTTGGTCTGTAAGTACCACTAGCATAAAAATAAGATTGTAAACCAAATGTGTAACTTGTATTTGGCTGCAAATTAACAACAGCATTGAGATAAGCCATATTACTTTCTGAATATGAAACGTGGCCTTGAACTTCATCAACATCTAATACTTGTGTTGGAACAGGATAGTTAATTCTACTTGGTCCTTCAAAACGACCTAGTCTAAACCACGATGACCAAGGATTGTCAATATTACTAATATGCATCTTTGCAGTAATAAAAGCAACCTTAGCAACAGACGGAGAAGTAAATGTAACTCTCATTGGAGAAAGATTTCTATCAATAAAGACGTCTTGCCATCTATTTGATAAATTTGCTGTTCCACTTCCCGTCATACGAGCAGAATATACAAAACTTGATTCGACAGCGTAGGATAAACCTGAAGAAGTTTGAAAATTATCAACATACTGTTTTGGAACAGCGTGCAAGTTTTGTGTTGGGTTACTATTAAGAGTTAAAAACCCACTCATTTCATCTCCAGACCTTTTAACAAACTGAGAGTCGGCTGCTGAAAGCTGAAGAATTTTGTTGTTAATATCAACAAAAGGATTTAATAGTTGGCTGCCATAGATAAATCTTGTTAGATTGCCTCTTGCAATAGGAAAAGCATCTGTAGGTTGAATTGCTCCTCCATCTCCAAGTTCTGTAATTTTTACGCCTGCCATATAATGTTATTACTTATTGAGGTTTTACTGGCCATACAATTTCTGTTGGGTTCGAAAAAGTTGTTGTAATGTCTCTTAGAGCTTGTCTGTAGCTTAACCAAGTTTCTTTGCTAGGTTTAGGTTGAGCATCAGGAGCTGAAATCCAATCAGATTCCTTTAAAAGATTGTTTCTAATAGCTCTAGCATTTTCCCAAGATAACTCGTTTTTAGTTAACGTCGAGACAAAAACTGCTTCTTTGTTTTTTACTTCTTCTAATGCATTGATGTAGTCCTTATTTCCCAAATCTTTAGGAATATAAGCATCCTCAATAATAAGACATTTTTCAAATTCTGTATAGGTTTTCATAGCTTATAATTCAGCGCTAGCTCTCCAATCAAAAAACGGTGCAGCGTCAGTTCCTGTATATATTGGTGCCCAAGAAACAAAAAAGTTTTCTGTAGTTGCTGCAGTACCTCCAATTACTGTGCCGTATCCAGAAACAAACGTTGAAGGGCCCATAAAAATTGTGCTTACGTTTGCTCCGGAGCTTATTGCTCTGTATGGAAAAGTTATTGTTGGAACTGCCCTTTTGTTAACTTTATAGTTAACGTTTATTTCATTCGTAGCATAATAAGAACCACCTGATATAAAAATAGCATTCCCCCAACGAGCATCGTAATTTCTACCGTACTCATAATACCGTTGGCACAAATCTAACTCAGTTTGGATGGGTCTGTATTCAAAAGGTGTTGCAACTGAACCCTCTTCTATTTGAACACCCGTTAAATCAAAATAAGCTCCAGTCTTATTATGAAGTGTCTGTAAACCTTGCTGAATAGATATATCATACTTTCTATCTTGAGTATTCCATACGTTTTCTAACGTTCCTCCGGATTGAAATGCATCATCGCTAAGTCCTAAGTTCCAAATTGCAATTAAACCTATATTGTTATCAAAGAACCATCTACTTGCAGTCGATTCATTAGTGTCTCCTGGAACAACAATTGTCTTTTTTTCCCAAACATTTGCTTGGTTAATTGTGTATCCGGTTGCGTAAAATCTACATTGCGAAGGAAATGGAGTAACAGCTGCATCTCGCGAAGTGAGAACAAATGAATAGTTGCCAGTATAATTTGATCTTACCCAAAACGAAATTGTTATTGTTTTAGCGCTCGGTGTTCCGTATCTAAACCCTACAACATTAAATCCTTCAATTCTTTGTTGAATATTAAACTGTTCAAGTCCACCTGGAGTGTTTTGATAGTTTGCACCAACAGTAACATTCGTTCTCATATAATATGACTGTTCGGTATTGCCTTCTGTTCCAGTTGATTGTCTTGAACACGCCGTTGTTTGAGAATTATTGTTTCTTGAAAAAACAAAAAACCGATCAACTGGATAGCCTGGTACACTATTAGTCAACGTAATTGCTGAACCAGCATTATACTGATCAATTCGCATGTCTCCGTTGATTATTTTGTTTCTAAAGCTAAAAGCTCCTCCATCAAACGCTAATCTGTTGTGTGTAACGGAGCTCAAATTAATTTGATTTGTTCCAACTGAGCTTAAAGTTGCAAGCGTTCCTAAACCAAGATTTATTCTTGCTTGAGCTGCTGTTGTAGCTCCTGTTCCACCACTTAAAATTGGAATTGGAGCACTAACAGTTCCAAAAGGTCCAATACCTAGATTTGTTCTTGCTTGAGGAGCATTTGAAGCATTCGTTCCTCCTTTAGCGATAGGAACCATAATAATATCAGCACATAATGTTCTTGTTGCTGTGTTAAGGCTCATATCAATTGTTGCTGTATCCCCAGCATTAATCAATTGAGCAGGAATTTGATCTACAAAAAGTTTATACGTTCCAGGATTCAGTCCTGTCGTTCTAGCAATCGGCACAAAGTCGCCTGCTTGAGGATTTGTTAATGGTAAATCAGAAATTCTTGTTGGGTTAGGCATATGTGCTCAGGAATATTTATCAAAACTATTGTCCAATACAAGGTGCTAGAAAATAATCCTCTGTTTCTTGAATATTAATTTGAGTAAATCCATTTTCTTGTAATGCAATATAACAAATTTGTTCTGGAATTGCATAAGCAGAAACACATGGAGCTGCTAGCATATATACAACATCTGGTAGGGTTGGATATGGACCAGGACCAACATCTTCCATTAGAATTGGAGATCCCACAGGATCAATCTCGAGTGCTAAATAACAATCTTCTGAAATTGGTTGAGGAATAAGACCGCACTCTAAAACAATCGGAAATCCGTGTCCTCTATTTCCAGTTCCTTGAATTAAAAAAGCTTGGGAAGGAATATTTTTGATTAGACAACTCATTGTACTCTATTAATTATTCAGACACAAAGTTTATTCGATGGTGAAAAATAAACAAGTTACAATAAATAATTACAATACAATCTATGGGACTAAAATTCTTAACCACGGAGCTTCACCAAGAGCTTGATTTCTTGATTGAAGAAAAAAATCGTCTTGGAGAACAAAAATACTATTTTAAAGGCCCTTATATGTTGGCCAATCAAAAAAATCAAAATGGTCGCATCTATCAATTAGATGAAATGGTTACTGAAGTTGATCGTTATACAAACGACATGATTAAAACTCGACGTGCTATTGGTGAAATGAATCACCCACAGTCAACAGAAGTCAATCCCGTTAATGCCTGTCACCTTGTTACAGAGCTAACTCAAAGTGGAAATTATTTTATTGGAAAGTCTCTTATTTTGGATACACCAATGGGACAACTTTTAAAGTCTCTTGTTCGTGATAATATTCAAATGGGCATTTCAACTCGCGGTCTTGGAAATCTAGCTCCATCTGCTGACGGTAACAAAGTTTCCAACTTTCATTTAATTTGTTTGGATGTTGTTCACCAGCCATCTGTTGCTAACGCAATGCTTGAGTCTGTCATGGAATCAAAAGAATGGATGTTAGATCCTCAAGGACGTATTATTGAAGTTTCAGCAAATGCTTTAGAAACTCTTAAGTCGAATACTTCAAAATTACCTTCAAGAAACAAAGACGAGTTTTTAAGAGAACAACTCATGCTTTTTATTAACGCTCTCAAAATTGCCTAATTTTATGGAAACAGCACAAAAAGACATTAAAACGTTTATTGCCAGTATGGTAGATAAAAATTACAGTGATGCAAATTCTAGTTTGCATAAAACGATTGAAAATAAAATCAAAGAACAGATCAGACAATCTGTTGACCAAAAAAAATCAAACTAATTTAGATAAATAAAAGTATACTATGAACGTAAAATCAATCCTTAGTGAACAGTTCAAAGACATGATTTCTGAAGAGACACTCAATACTATTGAGGAAGCCTTCCAGCAAGCAGTTGATGAAAAATCAAAACAAAAAGTCGAGCTAGAAGTTGAAAATACAAAAACAAAGCTCAATGAAGAATTTACTAACAAACTACAAGAGGAACTTGAAAACGTTGATAAAGATCATACTGCTAAACTTCAAAAACTAGTAGAAGCAATCGACACTGATCATGCCGTTAAGCTTCAAGGCTTAGTTAAAAAGATTGATCAAAAGCATACCGGTATGCTAAAGCAGGTAGTTGAGAAGTATGAAAACACGATTAAGAAAGATGCTAAGGAATTTCAAGATCGTCTTGTAGAAGAAATTTCAAACTATCTAGACCTTTATTTGGAAAAGACAGTTCCAGCCAAGCAAATTGCTGAAGCTGTTGAAAATGTTAAAGCCGTTAACACAATCAAGCAGATCCGTCAGCTTGTTGGTATTAATGAAGAGTTCATTGATTCAGAAGTCAAAGAAGCTCTTGTTGATGGCAAGAAAACAATCGATTCTCTTAAGAATGAGTTGAATTCTGTTATTAAGGAGAATGTTGAGCTCAAGCATAAAGCTAATAAAGCTGAGGCTCACATCATTCTAGAACAGAAAACAGCTGACATGCCTTCTGCTAAGAAAGCTTTTATTAACAAGCTTCTTGCTAATAAAGCCCCTGAGTACATTGAAGAAAACTTCTCTTATGTTGTTGAAATGTTCGACAAAGAGTCACAAGAAGAAGTTTCAAGTGCTCAAGAAGAGATTAAAAAGGAATTTGTATCCGCTCCAAAAGTAGATCGTCCTCAAGTAATCGAGGAGAAAAAAGAATTTACGAATAATGAGATTGAGCGCGAACCTTCGAGTGAAGGTGTAAGCGGCTATCTGAACGAGATGAAGAAAATCAGCAAATTTGCTCGATAATTCTTCTATCTCACTGTATTAAGGAGACAAAAAAACTATGGCTAATGTCATGCATATTACTAAAGATTATGCTGAGCAACTCGTCGAGAAGTGGGGTCCAGTATTGGATTTCAAATCAGACAAAGTTGCTGAGATTACAAACGAGTCAACTCGCTTAAACACAGCTATCCTCTTGGAAAACCAAGAGAAGTGGTGTCTTCGCGAAGCTAGCAATAGTGCCGCTACAGGTGGTGTTTTCGGTTCCCATCAGGGTACTGCAACAACATTCAGTGGTGACAACTATGCAACTGGTGACGCCCGTTTGCCAAAGGTTCTTATCCCCATGATCCGTCGTACGTTCCCCGAGCTCATCACAAATGAGATCGTTGGCGTTCAACCTATGACTGGTCCTGTTGGTCTTGCCTTCGCTATGCGCTACAAGTATGAGGCCGATCCGCTCGGATACTCAGCTACTGGCGATGGTAGCTTGGCAAACACATTAAGTGCCGCTGGTAACAGAGCTACATCTGATGGTAAAGAGATTGGTTACAACTACCTTAACACTGCATTCACAGGTGCTTCATCTGAAGCTCTCTCCGGCCTTGCTGGAGTTTGGGACAGAACACCTGAAGACGCTGGTGTTGGTGCTTTAATCAGCCAGTTTGAGCTCAGCTCAAACATCCCTCAGATCACTGTTTCGTTTGAAAAGACTGCCGTTGAAGCTCTAACCCGTAGGTTAGCAGCCAAATGGTCTGTCGAACTCGAGCAAGATCTTAAGAACATGAACGGTATCGATATCGATTCCGAGCTTACCAACGCTATGTCCTACGAAATTCAGGCTGAAATCGACCGCGAGATGATCGCACGTATGATCCAAGTCTGCTTGAACGCAGGTGCTGGTGTCGGCTATTCAACATGGTCTGCTGTATCCGCTGATGGTCGTTGGTCGGGTGAGCGCGCTCGTGACTTCTACAACAGAATTGTTGTTGAAGCTAACCGCGTTGCTATTCGCAATCGCCGTGGTGCTGCCAATTTCATTATTGCAACACCTCGTATTTGCGCAATCTTAGAAACCCTTCCAAACTTCACGTGGATGCCAGTTACAGGCAATGTTAATACCGCCCCTGTTGGTATTGCAAAGGTTGGTTCGGTCGGTGGTCGTTTCCAAATCTACAGAGACACTCGTACAGAAGCTCAACTCAACGCTGGTTATAACCCAACCGGTAAGGGCTACGCTTCAGTTCGCAGTAATCCTGTAGATTACGCCCTTCTAGGTTATAAGGGTACAGAATACTACGACAGTGGTATCCTATACTGCCCTTACATCCCTGTAATGGTTCAGCGTACTATTGGACCTAACGACTTCAGTCCTCGCGTTGGTCTCTTGACAAGATACGGTGTAGTTGATCACATCTTTGGTGCTAATCTCTACTACCACCTTGTCATTTGCCAAGGCCTTGGAAACTCGTTCGTTCCTGGTCAAGCTGCAACTTACCTCTAATCGAGATAAAGTCGCACAGCGAATCGAATCACGGAGCCCCAGTCGAAAGACTGGGGTTTCCCTTTGTTGACACTTAAATAAAATAAGTTAAGATATACTACTATGGCAGGCAAAGGCGACAAACCACGTCCGGTAAACAAAACTCGTTATAATGAAAACTACGAGCAAATCACTTGGAGTGTAAACAAAGAAGAAGCTCCAAAAGAAGTTAAGAAAGTTAAAAATAAAACGAAATACGTTTATTAATTTAGAGCTGCAATCTCCAAGATTTTGTTAAAGTAGCTAGAAGAAACCTTTTTGGGAACCGGTGGCATGTTCTCTAAATGCAGAGAAGAAAGTCTGTAATCAAAGTAAAGAAGACCGTCTGTTTCATGGTTTTCGACACTAAACGGAATAGGAATTTCAAAGTTTTCTCTTACGTTTTTTTCCGTCATTAGTGCTATTTGAATATAGTAATGAATCCTTCTAAAGAGTAACAAGCGACCTCTTTTAATGATTTTATCCCCTATCGAAAAGCTAACTTGCTTCTGAAGCCAGGGAATTAGATATTGTTCTCCTGGAACGTGGTCCAAAGATAAGTTTAATTGTGTAGTTAAATTGTTCATTATGTGTTCATGAATCTGGCTTTTTGTGCTGAAGACATATCAACCAATCTTTCATAAAAATATTTCCAAAATTCATTTGGATCTGGAGACGTTTTAATTACTGCAATAACATCTATGTCGTTGCAATTAATCATACGCCACTGTTGCATAAAAATGTCCCAAGTTACAACTAAGTTTTTTGATGCTGGATCGTATTTCAGTGATCCAGTTGGTGGTACATAATTCAGCACACGCTTTGCTGGTTCTGATTTAAGAAGTCTCTGATCTCCTGTACAAAGCATACGTCTATAATCTTTATAACCAGCTTTCTCAATACGTCGTTTGAAGCGTAACTCAGCCGCATTTGTTGCTAGCAAAATTTGTAATGCGGTGCGGCCAAGTCTCATGTAAGTTATTTGTTTGACTCACAAATTCCAAAAATACGCTTTTCGTCAAGAAAGATTACTGTTTTGTTGCCTTTTTGAATACCAACAATTCCTTTATCTCCTGGAAAGATAATATGTTGTCCTACTTTAACTTGCTGAGTGTGAGGACCAACAAGCAATACCTTACCAATTCTCCAAGCTTTTTTATCAACAACTTCGTGGGGAAGAATGATGCCGTTACGTATTAATGATTTTCCGTCTTGGGCTACATCTGCATATTCAGCCATGATTATGTCTCCAAGAAGTTCTGTAATTTCATAATCTTCTGGCAAAGGACAATCTTGATATGGATCGAGGTCTCCGAGGCCGTTATTTTCGCGAGGAAGGATTGGTAAGCTTGGTAAGGATATATTACTCATACAACTATTTACACTAAAAAATCAAGGTGTCAACCTTAAGTAATTATATGTTCAATACACCTAAAGACGTTCTTCTTATTGCCGAAGCTTATAGTGCTGTTTTAGAAGCTAAGGCAGCAAAGCCAGACTACATTGATATTGATGGTGACGGAAATAAAAAAGAATCAATGAAAAAAGCTGCTACTGATAAAAAGAAAAAGCCAACAGCTAAAAAAGAAAGTTTGACTTTCAGAGAACTCTACGCTTCAGTCATCAACGACTAACTTACTAAGTAACCAACATCTCTCTTAGAGAGTTCGAGGTTTTGAGCAAGTAAAGATACAAGTTTACTCTCTTCTGTTTCTTCTTCTTTTACCTTTTTAACGTAATTGATGCGTGGCATATACTTCATTTTGGGAAACAAAGAAATCATTGTTTTGTAATGAAGCTCCTTATTCTCGAGAAGAGTTTTTGTGTTTATTATATTAAGAGACTCTGCTACAGTGGGGTTCATAAAGCTCAACCATCTTGTAACAAGATAAGGAACATATTGCTCTAAAGGCAAATTTCCTTTTTTGCTAACTACAATATCTTTTAGATAATCAAAGATTGTCACGTTGTGTTTCGAGAAACACACTTTTCAGCATAGAATGAAAACTAGCAATAGTTTCTGTCGAAAGCTGTTCAATCTTTTCATCTTCGAGATCAAAAGTGTGCAATTGTTGTTCTGTGTTTTTAATTTCTAAAGGTAGTAAGATATGAGTTAACATAGAATCTTTAACCTTGTTATTAATAATAATCGAAGACTGTTTATTTTCTACTAGCAAATGGCCTTCGTAAACATACGCATCCGTTCCAATAAGTGTCGTTAAAATGGAACCTAGTTGAGCAGCGTAAAGTCTTTGGAAACACACTCCTCCAAAAATATTAATATTTGGAATCTCGTAAGCAACCACAAAGCATTTATCAATTGTTAAAGGACCAACTTTTGTAGGAGCAACAAAAGTTATAATATTACCCAAGCTCTGAAGTTCGTCCTGAAAAACATGGTAAGCAAACTTGTTCTTAACTAAAGAACATTCGTAAAAGCCGCTGTCTTGTATTAGTGTTTTAACTGTTTGGTCGCTAAGTTTCATTTGCAGTATGTTTCTTTAAAAAGATTGTTTGCTTCTTCCCATTGAGATGTAAGCATAGAGTCTCCTAATCCGTGATGTACAACATGCAATGGTAGTACACCGCAAGATACACGCTTTTCATTTGCTCTCAAACAAAAAGCAATGTCATAAAAATGAAACCCAAAAGCTTCATCAAAATAAAGCTCTTTCTCAATTAAGTCCATTACTTTACAAGAAATAAACAAACCATCAACAAGCAAAGCTCTTGAGTTTGTTGGACCGAAGACTGTGGTCCAAACTTTACCTTCTGGATTAGTATGTCCTGCTTCACCTACCCAGTCGTTTCGATCTGAAGCTAAATGCCAGGCTAGTTTAGGTTGTGTTTTATCAAATGATTTAGTTCCAGCAATTCCTGTAATTGAATAAGGGCTTGCTAAGAGCTTTTCTACTAAAAACAAGTCTTGCAGTTCAACATCATCGTGAACAAACAACACCGTTTTATTGAAATTACTGGCATCTTTTAGTATTTCATTGTAGCATTGAGACAACCCTTTTTGATTGTCTTTAAAGACGTAAAAATCAGCTTTGCCTGCGTCTACATACTCTTGCAAGCCGTTATACACGGGACGTGTTGCAAATTCTTCCAGTGTTTTTGCTTTTGTGCAAGTAACAATTAATAGTTTACTCATATACTACCGTAAGTCTTTTTAAGATATTGAATGTTTTTAACAGCAAGCGTTTGCTGTTCATCGGTTAATTTGTGATCAAAGTAAGCATTTGTAGTTGGAATACGTGTCAAATTTCCGCTCTCAAAGCTAATTCCGTTAATAGCAGCTAGGATTGTATAACAGCTATCCGAGCTACGAATACAAGGAATTTTATTTTCCAAATAATATTGAAACTCATTATGTTCTCCCATTCCTAGCAAATGCAAAGGTTTTTTTAGCCATGATCTTGCATGTAGCTCCTGTATGCATTCGTTCCGAGACTTAGCAATGTCTACATCTCCTTCTGCATTATTCCAACACTTTGGAACAGCAATTTTACTCAAACCAATAGTGGATACCATTGGATTCAATAACATATTGTAATAACACTCTAACCACTCTTCAATGGTTGTGCCTTGAGGACATCCGAAAATTTTAGTGTTTTTAGTGTAACCTTTATCAATCATTTTAACTGTAAAGAAGTATAGATTATTTGATGTTTGCTTGTAATCAAAAAGGATGTCTGGAGCAATTACTTCGTTTGGTTTTAGCTCAGCAACAATATCCAACAAAATGTTTTCAGTAACTAGACTGTGTTCTGCCGCTCCGTTGTCAAGAGTAATAAAAGCTCCTGGAATGTTAGCTCGTACATCTAAAAAATAATTTCTATAGTTTTCATCAGAAAGATAATGGTGAGCTAAAGCAAAATAGCGATCACCTTGATGCATTAAATCAAGATGTTTATTTGGAGGTATTGCGTAAAAATCCATATTATTTCCGTTCTAGAATATATTGTTTAACTTCTAAAATTCCTAAATCAACATCTCCTTGATCTGCTGTTTCAAAAGTAGCACTATCTCCATCTCGTGCTCGCAAGCTGTATCTAGCTTTTCTAGTCTTAGTTGGACATTCAATCCACAATAAAGTTGCTTCAGGAAAAGCTTTTAAGATGTCAACTTGTCTTGGACCTGAAGCAACAATCTGTTTTGGAAACAGTTCATTCAAACTCAAAGTAAGCTGAGAAACAATTTCAGACGATAAATCCTTTGAGTCTTGAAGAATCTTTCTATCTTGTGTTTGTTTAATTCTTCGAACAATATCTCCAATTTCAATATAAACTCCATCACAAACGTTAGCATAAGCTTTTGCAAATGAAGTCTTACCACAGCAAAGCTGACCACAAATAAAAGTAATCATTTATATACTCTACTACCATTTTCGTTATCTTCAAGTACCTCAACAAACTCACAATCAAACATATTTAAAAGATGTTGAGCTAGCATTTCACATGACCAATTTTGAAGATTTCCTTCAAATTTTTCTTTCAAAAAGAGTTCAACCTTTTGTTTAAAATCAATGATTTCAATATCTCTGTCATTGTGTAATACAGTTTTTTCAAGAGTAATGTAAAAGAGGTGTCTGTGAGGATATTGCAAGAAATGAATATGTGTCTTTTCTGGCATTGCTTCTACCACACCTGGCCAGTTATGAGTAGCTTCATATTGAAGCTTAACAACAATAGTAGTTTTCATTGCAACTACTATACACAAATACCTAAGTTATTCAACCTATAATTGATGGAACTGGAAGATTGTTTAGTCTATCAACCCAAACTTCATACGTCAAATTAACCGGTAAATCTGCAGAAAGTGTGCTTATATAAGCTTCTGGTTGAGTGTCGTTGTAAAGAATAGCCCACTTTTTATAGTGTGGAGAAGATGAATCCAGTAACCATGCAACGTAACATTCTTCTGGTTCGTTTTTATAATACTCATAAGAACTAGTTTGCAGAGTGTAAGTTCCATTCAATGCTGTTAGTCCAGCTCCGTTAACGGTTATATTAGCCAAGCTTGGAAAATTAGGTTTTAAGGAGTTGTCTGTTGGAAAAGATATATTTCCTGAAGGTAAATTAGCTTGAAGTGGAGATAAAGCTATCTCTCCTCCAAAGGCGATATCTCCTCCCGTACCCAGAATTTCAAAATCATGCAATCTAAATACCCCAAGAGTACTAGAAGCTTGATACGGAACATAAGCAAGCGTTAAAGTATTACCAGGAACAATCTGAGGCGTAGTAATATTATACAAAGGCTGAGAACACTCAGTACAACCAATAGTGCTGGTGTCTGTAACTGGACTGTTAGCTAATTGTATATAACTACCATTGTTTATTTTGTAGAATAAAGCTGCTGAAACAGGACCCGTACTTGATCTTGAAGTGACAAAACCTTTACAGCTTGTAAGTCTAAAATATGTAGATTGTGTAGCTCCACTAACAGTAAAAAAGAAAGCTTTATTGTTAGCAAGAGCATCCGTGGCACTCGATGTACTAAATCTACGAGCTGACCAAGCATCTGCAGCACCGAGTGATCCAGCTTCTTCTAAACCGGTTCCAGCTCCACTATTATAAACGGGTCTTGTTAAAGGAGATACAACAAGTAAATTGTTGTTTATTGGATTAACAGTAGAAATTGTTGAGTTTAGCCCACGAACAGAACTTAGGTTATAACTAATTGTGTATATTTCTGGTATTATTGGACATGTCATTAAAAACGACCAACTATTAAATGTTTCTTGTATGGGACTGTAAGCAGAAAAATACACTGTTGGTGTTGTTGATGTCTTTTCAAAAATTAAATCAAAATTTCCTCTCGAGTCAGTATCAGAAGGAGCTCCACAATCATTACACTGAATAATTGGAGGAGGTACTGGCAATCCGACATTTGTATGTGCTGTATTAATTTGAGTTTGATAACTGCTTGAGCCTCTATAAAAAGTATCCAAAACAATATTGTTATCTATTGAAAATTGCAATCTATCTGGAGCAGAATTCATCGAACCTTTTACTCTAACAAAGCCTAGATCATTACCTAGAGTTACGTTACCAATAAACGGCACAGGAAAGAAACTTCCCGTTTGATAAAAATTGAGAACAGAACCACAAGAAACTAAAGAAGTAATTGATGGAGTTGGAGTAGGAGAAGGACTTGGCGAAGGACTTGGCGAAGGACTTGGAGACGGACTCGGGGAAGGAGAGGGGGTTGGAGTAGGAGAAGGAGTTGTAGATGGAGAAGGACTTGGAGTAGGAGAAGGAGTTGGAGAAGGACTAGAACTTGGTGTCGGACTTGGACTTGGAGATGGAGAAGGACTTGGAGTTGGACTAAGACTCGGAGAAGGTGACGGAGTTGGAGATGGGGAAGGACTAGGAGTTGGAGAAGGAGTTGGGGAAGGAGACGGTGAAGGGCTAGGACTCGGAGAAGGGGATGGTGAAGGAGAAGGAGAGGGACTTGGCGTAGGTGTTGGTGTGCCACTTTGTGTCGGAGACGGTGAAGGACTTGGAGAAGGCGTAGGAGTTGGAAACGGTGTAGCTGAAGGCATTGGAGTTGGTGGCTCCGGAAATACTCTAGAATTTTTAATTTTTCCGGTAACATCAGTACCGGTTTTTAATAATTCAACTCTCTCTCTTAAACTTGGATCATTCATACTGTTGGCGATGGACTTGGTGTTGGTGTGGGTACTGGAGTACTACTCTGAGTTGGAGTTGGTGTAGGCGTTGTGGCAAAAGTAGGACTAGGAAATGGAGTTGAAGTAGGTAGATTTGGACGAATGTAAATACCCGACAAATACGGCATTTGATAAGGAATGTAAGCATTATATTGAGGAGTTCCACTAACAAACGGATTGTACGTGTTATATCTTACATATTGTGTTAATGAACCATAACCAACAGGACCTTCAACAATTACATCTACATACCCCGTACTAACAGCTGAAGGCATAACAAACGTCAAATAGCTATCCCTGTCATAAGCCCAATAAGCAGGATCAATACGTACAGCCGTAAACGCAGGGTAGTCTGAAGATAACGTCGGAAACCCTGAAAACGGATTGAAAGTAGTTGTAATGTTTCCTAAAGAAGCTCCCGAAAGATATACATTTTTAATGACTTTGAACCCTGCTCCATACATGTTGAACTGTTTAATTTCTCCGATATCAGCAAACCACGGTTCAATTACTTTTGGCTGAGGAGGAACTCCAGACAAAAGGAAGTAATCAGTGTTTTCGTTACTACCTCCTGAAAGTGCGGCTTTGTAACTATCAGATAAAAGATATTCTGTTGGAATGCCTGGAGAATCAGCATTATAAGTTGTTTTAATTGTATAGATTGATGCAATATCTTCTGCATTTATAGACTGGAACATCCAACCCTTGAAAGTAAAACTTAAATCGGCTATAACTTTTGCAACTTGATTCGCAGCAATATCAAACGGATAACTTATGCTTACATTGCCGTCCCAAAAAACACTAGATCTTATTTCGTGGTCCGGTCTGTTTGGTGTTCTCCAAGAAACTACAAAATACGGATTAATATAAGGCAGAATATGGGAAATAATTTGATCCATGTCTGTTTGATAACGAGTAGCAATTGTAACGTTAATTTGTAAATCAACTGGGAGAGGCGTTGCTTCATTGCGTACAAAGGCTCCAGCACTTGATGACGAATACGTACCTAAAATTTTGTTGTATACGCGGTTTGTGTCTCTAGAAATACCTCCAATATACACAGCTACTACAGGAAGTTGCAAGTTTTGATCCTTGTCAAGAATATCAGCCAAAACTCTTTGTTTTGGTGCATAAACAAGCCGGGTTTTAATCTTATCTTGTGGCTGTCTATTTTTATTATAGCGGTTAACAATGATGTCGCTCAACGCGTTCATAAACATTGTCACCATCGTTTGAATCTCAAAATCAAACGTATGAGGTCTTTTTAGATAGCCAGACATATAAAGTATTTAAGAAAAAAGCTTGCGCGTTTCTTCTTAATCTCTATAGTAATCGCTTTTTGTAGTGCTAAAATATGGGTTGATCAGACGGTCAAACTCTGAAGATGTGTCAAAATCATCTTCGTCGTCGAACTCTAAAGCTGGAATTTCTTTTTCTTCGTCTTCAGCTTCTTCTTCTCCACCAACTACTTCAATAATAGCGCCAGCTTTTTTAAGAGAATTTGCTGCTTCATCGCCTACTTTTGCAACAATTTCACTCCATTTAATATTGCCTTCTGCTGGTAGTTTATTGAAAGCTTTTGTGAGAACTGGATCCTCTGAATCTAAATCAGCAGCTTTATAGTAAACAGTTTCTGGTTCTCCGGATGCAGCGGCTGGTTTTTCTTCTAAAGCTTTGTTTAAAGCTTGTTTAACTTCTTTTTGTGTTACGTCTTTTTTGACTGTTTCTTTTCCACTTGCAGTAGTATATTTGACATTTCCAAGAAGATCTTTATTAGATAAGCGATCAGCTAAAAACTTAATAGCCCACTTACCTCCAGCTTTAAATTCTGGATTTTCAGCTGCAACTTCTTTGACAGCACTCTGAATAGCATTTTTGAGACCAGCTGCGTCGTCAATTGTTAATGAATATGTGTTTTCATCATTGTCTGTAAATACTTTTTGAATAATAGCGTGAATGACTTTTTCGCGGATTTCTGGACTAAGCTTTTGTAAAGGCGACCAGTGTTGGGATTTACCTGGAAGTTCGGAAACTTTTTGTGTAACTTTTTTAGCCATTGGAGCAGCGCCCATTCCAAGTTCTGCTGGCATTAATTCTGTTAAGTACTGTTCAATAAGCTTGTCAAATGATTTCATAACGATGTATAAGTGTATTTATTCTACATTAAATGCTTTTCTAACCTGATTGTAAGCTTCTTTTTTAAGTTCTTCGGGAACCGAAGGAGCCATGCCGCTCTCAAACTCTTGATAGTTTCCATCGACCGCAAATTTACGTAGCTTTGAAGCGCTCATTCCTTCAACTCCTTCTGAGTCTGGGTCTCGTTGGCCAGCAGAAACAAACTTATATTCTTTAAATGTAAATGGAGCTTCTCCTGAAGAATCTGCTTTACCATTATACTTGTTTACAAGTCTCATAAATTCTTCTTCTCTATCTGAACCAGCAATTTGAATTGCTTGGGTGTATCCCATTTCTTGAAATTTTTTAAGAGCATTAATAAAAGTTGTTCCAAAGTCTGCAACAGAATCAGAGTTTGGTACCATGTGTTTCAATATAGCAATACGCTGTTGAAGAGATAAAGGATTTGTCTGAACTTGTTTTGGTGTAGGCTTAGCTGTACTTTGAGAGGGAACGATGTAATAGTCTGCTTTATACTTTTTAGCTGTACTAATAACTTGTTCAATTAATTTTAAATGTCCAATACTGGGTGGATTGAAACGACCGTAAGCAAATACAACTGTTTTGTTGTTTTGCTCATCTTCTTCTCCAATAAAGTATTCTAAAAAAGTTTTCATAGATCAAATTTTGTTTTCATGAACTCTGGATTGTTTGCTTTGAACATTAAGTCCCCAGCCTTTACAACATAACCTTCAATATCACCTAGAATACCTTCAGTTTTAGTAAGATTAGAAACAATCTTTTCGTACATTTCTTTTTGAATTGGAAGAAGCATTGATGAAAGAGCTTGCTCTAAACTTTTTCTTTTTTGTATAGCTTCTCTTTTTCTATCTCCCTTGAGTTGAGCAATTTGTTGAACGATTTGTTTTGATTCAATTTGTTCAATAATCCCTTTGGCTTTTTTAACTTCTGCTCCTAAATCAATAGGAGTAAAAGCTTCAACATCGGGCAACATAAATTTTGCTTCTTTTGTTGATAGCTTTAGAAGTTTACTTTTAACTTCATTTGGATCAAGTTTTTCACAATCAACTTTTAAAACAACAAAAGTTGACCAGCTACCAAGATTGCTTTCTTTATATCCGGATGTTACAAACGAAACCATTCCAGGACGCTCTTTAAGCTTAGTTGCGTTTGGAGAGTATAACCATTCAAGTTGAATAACACAAGGAGCATCACCAATTATTGAGTTAATCATTTCTTTTAAACGATCAAAACTGCTCATAAAAGCTTGTTGAGCTGGTGGATATTTTATAGCTTGAGCAAAATCTTGTGGGTTGTATACTTTGCCGGAATAGCTTGATTGAACAAAAAACTTTCCGTTTTCATCATTGCCAACTTTTAAAGCCATTCCATCAATTTTTTCTGAAACAGAAGAGTTAGAAGGATCAATTTTGTTTCCATTTTGTTCAAGATACTCAACTAGTTTTTTAAAATTTTCAAAACCCATTGAATACAATTCAGGTTTATTGTAAGAATAAAGATGTTGAATACCAACTCGATCTCCTTCTTTTGCTTCCTGTAAAACGTAGTTATAATATTTCTTGAACGGAATCATATAAGTCTCATGCCAATTGTTTCTTCAGCATCTTTCAGCATTGTTTGTATTTCTTCTGAAGAATAATGTTTCTTTAAATATGCAATGATTGATGATAGACTAAACAAATCTTTTTCTGTAGCATCTTTACCTAAAACTTTTTGAGCAATTTTATTTGGATCTTTTGTTATAAGCTGTTTTGTTTCTCTGTTAAACAAACCTTTCATTGAAAGGGTTAAGCCTTTAACTTTAGCAATTGATGACATTGTAATGTTTCTATGAGCTCCTTTATAGGGAGCTTTTTCGTTACTAGCATAATAAAATTTTAAGAAATCGGGATCATCATGAAACATCATATCAACTTGAATAAAATCTCCAGTTTCTTCTCCTTTACTATTAACAATAGGAGCTTTGTAAGCAACTTCAATGCCAGTCTTTTTGAGGTTTTTAGGATCTACTCCTTTTGAGACTAAATCTTTAATCAGTGCGTCCTTTGTAAGTTTAGTACTATCGATTACAACGTCAACGTCCCCAGAAGTTTCTGTTTTTCCTGTTGAGCCGAGTGTATTATCAACTAAAGATAACCCAGTTAGTTGCTCAATTTTTTGAAGAGTGGGTATAACTTCAGATTTGTTAATTCTTCTGTCTGAAAATATATTTCCACCCTCTGCAACTAATAGTGAGTTCTTATAATAACTGCAAAAAGATAGTTCGATCACCTACCTATTTATCTTTCAAACAGCATTAATACCAGTGCGGTTTTGAGCGTGTTGTCCACGTAGCAAAGTCTTTATCATGTTTAACGTAAAGTTGATAGCGCTCTGTAACGGACATTTGGTCAAAGTTAGGGACAGTTTTGCATTTTGATTCGGGATTTACTGCAACTGCAAACGGAGTAAGTTTGCCTTTTTTGTTGTTTGTTTTATCGATGTTTGCCTTACACCACAGAATAAACTCTTTAGTAAAATGAGGATTTGAATCTGGCCAGCGATAGTCTCGTTCATTAAACATTTCCAAAGCGTGTTCAACTAACCACATATAGTTGTCAGTTGATTCTCTTACCCAAATTGAACAAGGATGGTTAGAATAACCTTTGCCTGACTTGCGGACTTTGCCAGCTTTTGTTCTAGGAGCTTTTTCTAGTGCTTCGTTGCTAAAACAATGCTGAAGCATAATTGCAGATTCAATCTGCATTTTGGATCTTGTATGTTGATCACAAAGCTCTTGAGCTGCAACAACGGGATCTGTATTAGTAACAAAAATATTCACTACACCCACAGTATAGTGTTTACTAAAAATGTCAACGCAAAGCTAGTTTATGTGCCCCTTGACGACCTCCAAAATCGATTGCAAAACCAATTTGTTGAACATGATCTTGGTAAAATTTTAATAAATCAGCAAAGCTTATATTTGTAGGAATAGCAAGAGCTTCTCCTGTTGTGTAGTTAAAAACCATCAACGATTGAAAACCTTCTGTTTTAGCATACTCAGATAAATGAAGTGCAAATACTAAACCTCTTAACGCATTAATGTCGTGTCTTTGTAAGCGTTGAAGGTAACCACTGTCTAACGCTTGTTGTAAGTTTTTAAGTAACCCTTCATCATGTTCGGAATTTGGTCTTGCTTCAAATAACACATTAGCAAGTTGTTGAGAAGAAAAACCAAGATCGCTCAAAAAGAAATCTTGAAATGCTACTGTTAAAGAAGATGCTTGCTCTTCCTTTCCTTCTCTTGCTGCAGCTAAACTTGCAATTTTTTTGTAAACACTCTTAGCTTTTCCAAACAAACCTGCTCCTGAATACAACATTTGTTGTATTGCCATAAAAATATTGTCTTTAGGATTTTGTAAAACTTCTTGTGTAATTTTGTTTTTGTCTAAAAAGCCGTTATTAACTAAAATTTTAATGCCTTCTAAAACTTTTGCTTTTGTATCAGCTCTCATTGCGTCAATATTCATACCAAATAAGTTGTTAAACTTTTGTTTAAACGACTCTGAATTTTGGACTAACTCCTTGCTTAAGGCTTTTAATTCTTCAAAAAATTTAGGGGTTAAAGGTAACAGTGAGCTATTTGTTTCAAGTGACTCAATCGTGTCGTCGTAGGCTTTTTTGTATTTGAACAAGTCTCGGTTTGGGGTAGTTGATTTTGTTTTAAGTAGTTCATCAATTGCTGACTTTAGAGCTCCTCCGCTTGCATATTTTGCATATCCAAGAGCAGCTCCACTTAACTTGTTTTCTTTTCCGTAGCTTGAAGCCTTAGCTTCGACAATATTTCCTGCAAAATCTAAGTCTCCTTTTGTTGAAGGCTTTTTTGCATTTGTTAAAAGAGTAATAGACATTTCACCTGGACCTACGTCCGTTCCTTCAATGCGACCAACTTGAGTGATTAAACTCTTTGCAAGGTTTGATAAATTTTCTATAGGAGTTCTTAATGACTCTCCTATTACTTTTTGAATACCTGTAACAATTACCTCGATTACATTGAACTTTTTACCTGCATTTGAACCAATAACGTAGTCTTGTAAGTTTGTAAGTTTTTCTTTTGAGCTAGAGAGTTTGGTAAGATCTAAAATATCAATTTCTTTTTGTAAAATAAGAGAGCCAAGTTTTCTCGTAGATAAAATAGCATTATTTGGTTCCCAACCTGCATCCTGTAACATTTTAGATGTAGTTGCAATAATGCTATAGGATTTAATGTTGTTTTTAATATCGTTTGCTTCTTCTGGATCATCAACGACTCCAAGAGTTGTGTATTTGTCATCATCTTTAGCAAAAAATACAGTTCTTTCACTTAAAAGCTTTTTATTGTAGGCTTCAGCTAGTGTTTTTGGTTTGTTTGTCTGGGCTTTAGGAGACGTTTTACCTTGCAATAAAGATTCATAGATCTTTTTTAACTCAAATTCTTGGCTCATAACGTATTAATTATCAGAGTTTTTGTCCTCATCATCATCTTCTTCGTCGTCATCAACTTCTACAAAAGCTAGAGCAACATTTTCAGGAATTGGAACTCCTAATGCTGAAATAAATCGTTGAAAGGCATCAAGTATAGCATCGATTGATGTCTCTTCTCCATCAATTGAAATTTCAATGTTTTGGTTTAATTCAGGAGAAGAATATTGAAGTTTAATTCTTGCCCCGTCAAATTT